GTTTTTGGAATTAGATTATTCTATTCAATTTTTAGAAAATCATTTTGAAAATATTGCTGGTGAGTGTGGTGATGTGTCTGTCTTTGGTGCTTGTTTAAAAGATGAACTTAGGCCTAAAGAAAAAGTATTGTTAAAAAAGACTCGAATGTTTTATTGTGCTCCTATTGAACATATTTATGCATCAATTCGTCTTTTTTATGATATGAATCATAAGTTAATTGAAGCTACTCAAGATGGTTACTCTAGCTCCGCTGTTGGAGTGACCTTTCAACACGCTTATTTTGAAAAGTTGGAAAAATTGCATCAAGAATGTGATGAGTCCTTTTTTGATGATATTAGTGGGTATGACACGAAAATACGCCCGTATTTAATGTGGGAAGTTGCTTTTTTCCGTTTTCTTTGTCTTTCGAAAGAATGTCAAACAAAAGAAAATTGGAATCGTATTTCAAATATTTATCGTGATAACATATATACTCCATTGATGTTACAAAATGGGTTAATCATATCTATGATTGGAGGTAATCCTTCTGGACAATACAATACAGCTCTTGACAATACAATTATACTTTTCTTCTATTTTACCTTTTGTTGGTTAATCAACGGTGGTAAGCCGGATGATTTTGAACGATTTGTTCATTTGAAGCTTTTTGGCGATGATTCTTGTGTTTTCTTATTAAAACAAGCTTTGCCATATTTAAATGAACTAAAATTTACTCAATCAATGAAGGAGTTTTTTGGAATGGAAGTTGAATCAAGTCCTATTTTTGAATTTTTAGGACATGCAATGGTTTACCGGCCTGACTGGGACATGCATGTACCTGTTCTTGGATTTGATCGAATTGTAAGTTCTATGTATTGTGGACCAAAACACTATGATATAACCAAAATTTGGGAACGTGCGACAGGTCTTAGAGCATGTTGTTTCTGTGATGAAAAAAGTTTTAAGCTTGCAGATCAATATTGCCGCTGGCTCATGAAACGATTCCCGCGACTTGATAAAAGGTTGTATAATAGTGAATTCGCTTTGCTAGAGATATATGGGGCGACGGTGAAAACTCAGCCTTTGAAATCTCGCAGGGCAGATGTCCTTACCTAAACAACTTGTCGTCCTTCCAGCAACCAAGGCTAAGCGTG